CCTTGGGCAAAGATGTATACCCATGCCTTCCAAGGTGCTGGTGGTTGGTATATTGAGAACAGTCTAACCACCCTTGGTCAAAAAGATCCAGTAAGCGAATTCAATCGCGGTCTGTGGAATAGTGGAAGCGAAAAAGATAAAGAAACTGTACGTAAGCAAAAGCGCAAACTGTCATACTATTCCAATATCTACGTTGTAAAAGATCCTGCGAATCCTCAGAACGAAGGTAAAGTATTTCTCTTTAAGTATGGCAAAAAGATCTTTGATAAGATTCTAAATGCTATGCAACCTGAGTTTGATGATGAAGATCCAATCAATCCCTTTGATTTCTGGCAGGGTGCTAACTTCAAACTCAAGATCGTAAAGAAAGATGGTTACTGGAATTACGACAAGTCGGAGTTTGACCGCGTTGCACCACTCCTGGATGATGACGATGCTCTTGAGGCCCTCTGGAAGAAAGAGTATTCACTGACTGCAATTACTGCTGCAGACCAGTTCAAGTCATATGAAGACCTTGAGCGTCGCATGAACTATGTTCTAGGACTAAGTAAGACTTCATCTCCTGCTCAGTCTCGCGCTGTAATGGAGCAAGAGGATGAACTTGAGTCCTATACTCAATCTCCAAGTCGTGAGGAGCGAGTAATGGAAGAACTGGAAGAGTCCTATAGTCGTGCTAAGTCACCCTCACTTCCTAAGATTTCTCAGGATGATGATGACGATGATGACGCACTATCATACTTCCAAAAACTTGCTGAAGATTGATCAAGTATAAAGTCTAATATTATCTCCCCTCTTCAAGGTAGCACTTACAAACTGAGTGCTACCTTTTTTGTAATTCATAATATCGTCAAGGTCATTGTAGAATATGTTTAGGTATCTTGGTTTTAGGACATAGATATTTCTTTTATCATCTTCAATCCTAGATTCATACTGGTAATTCGTGATAGGATTTACAAAATCTGAAGATGGAATTAAAACTGGATACCCTAATCCAGAATCCCAGAACTCATAATAGTAAGAGTTGCCGCGAGTTTCTGATGTTTCTGGGAGAACATAACTAATCAGTTCTGTTCTTAATGTTGATAAGGTTGGAGCAGCAACATTTGGTGCTGATACTAACTCATAAGTAAAGTTGAATACAATGTTGCCTGAGAATGCTGTAATACTAGTAACTACAAACCTTCCGTTATATTCAACTTCAGGAACTCCATCAATAATAACTTCTCTACCAACTTCAAGTCCAATAATACCATTGGTTGTTGCTACATTTACTGTTGTTGATGGGTTGATACCATCACCAGAAAAAATGGAAAGTATTGATGAGTTACTGATTTCTACAAAGTTACCATTAGTTTTCCAGTCGGGTGGGGTGTTAATTCCAGACTTAAGAATAGTTGCACCTAAAGAGTTACGTATTTCTTCAGTTTCATAATGATGTATTCCAGAGTATAAGTTTTCGTAAGAACCATATTTTTCAAGCATTACCTTATCAAAGGTTCTCTGAGTCATGGGCCATTCTGACTGAATATTCAGAATGTTATTTGATAGAAGAACTACCCAGTCTAGAGTATCATCATTATAATATTTAAAGGCAACATTATCGGGTCTTTCGTCACCAATGATTGAATATTTTTCAAAGAAGTTTAGGTCACCAAAAATATCTTCTCTTAATTTTGCACGCTTGAATAGATTTTTAACGGGAACATAATCTGAAATGTTTTGTTCACCAGTATTTCTACTGATGTATTCGAAATTTGGTATCTGTCTGAAATATGGTTTCGCCATTTTATGCTCCTATTGGATGATTTGGTACAGTTTGAAGACCTGTTCCATAATTAAATGTATCATAATCAGCATCATAAATTGGTTCAATCTCTTGAAACGCCATTGATAAAACATAAGTTACCATTGATGCTTCTGGGTCTCCATTTTGTCCATCACCAAAGGTCATATAAGAACCATTAGGGGTATAATCTACCGAAAAATTAAGTAAAGCACATACCTTAATTAGAGGTAGTGACTTATGGATATCACTTTCACCTTTTAAGTATTGAATTTGAAAAACATTAGGTGCTTTTAAAAACAAACCAGTAGATTCTTTTTTTACTGCCATTCTTTTTTTAAAAGTTTTTATTATTCTTTTAACTGTATCCGCTTCATTTTTATTTCTAGGAGACATTTTGAACTGAAATTGAAAAGTTCTTAATGTTGGTCCTTGGAAAAGAAGTTCTAGATTTGGATTTAAAACTTGTCCTGTAGTTCTTGAAAGTAAACCACCAACACCAACCGCTTGTTCTGCAAGGTAAAGTTGTCCTAAACCCAGTAAGTTATTTGATAATTCCCCACCAGACTGATATAAAGAACTTTGAAATTCTTCTAATGCTTGATTTACTCCAGCGGCTCCGTTTTTCATCGCGTTTAGTGAAGCATTTACTAAGTTTTTTTGGATTACATTTAATTCTCCAGCTCCCCAAGTAACGCCATTAGAATCTGTGATACTTCCTTGAATTCCGATAAAAATGTTCTCATTAAGTGCTTTGTATGATGGTGATTTTATTTCAATACTTTGACCCGAAGTGAATGTTGATTTAATTAATTCTAAAGGAGTAAACTTAATTTTATCTTGTCCATCATCCATCGTTAGTGGATATCTCATCATTCCACCAGAACTTACTGCAGTTTGAGTTGGGGTGATTGGAGTTGAACCACCTTGCTGAGCTGGATTTGGTGCTGCTATTTGTTGTGGTGTAGTGCCACTTGCCTGAATTATAGAATTGCCAATAGTCTGTCTATACCCCTGAGAACCTTCTGCTACGTTTCTTTGAAATTCTTGTGATGCAAACGTTGACGCCTCAAGGACAGTGTTACCGTTTTCTACAAAATAATCCGCATAAATCGTTCTAGTTCCATCGTCATTTATACGATAGACTTCTCCACTTATATTTGTGACAGGTACTGTAACGTATCTTCCCTGAGTATTCGGAAGAAGATATGGGGTTGATTCCGCCATTATAGACTTTCTAACTATTTAGACCTCTAAAACAAATCTTCTTCAGTGATTATCTTAAATTCCAATAGTCTATCAGCACACCATTCTTCTGCTGCTTTCCACTTTGCCTGATTGACTGCATAAGTTCTACACTCATTCAAGTAAGTCTTAGTTACTCTTGATTTTTTCTGGGGAGGAACCGTCTGCTTCTTTGGTTTAACCTCAATCACATAAGTCTTTATTTTTCCAGATTCTTCTTTTACCTTAATAAGATAGTCTGGAAAATATCTATGAATACGATTATCTACAGGTGACAAATAATTGATGCAAAATTCTTCTGATGCCCAAGAGATTATGTTTGAATTGTGATCGCAATAATAACAAAACTTTCTTTCCCAACTACTTCTACAGATTATATTATTGGGATTGCCTTGATATTTTTCTGGATGAGATGGTTTATAGATACTCTTTATACTTTCTCCCATTACGTCGCATACATAATATATAAGCAAATCTATTTATAGATGGCATCACCCACCCCAAAGAAAGTATCATTAAGCACGGTTAAGAGTAGACTTTTACGTCCTGCTCTAACTTCTCATTATGTGTGTAAGTTTTCTCCTACTACCATAGGGGGAGATAAACTTCTTGGATTTTTAAGAGAGCGTGAGGGTCAAGGGTTTACCGGTGCTGATTATCAAAACTCACTAAATCAGGAAGTTATTGAACTTTCTTGTAGTGAGGCATCACTCCCTGGAGTGAACTATATGACTAACGAAATCAATGATGACTTTCACGGCATAACAGAAAGATATGCATATAGAAGGTCATATGATGATAGGATGGACTTTACATTTTATGTCGATAGAGATTATAGACCTATTAATTTCTTTGAAAGTTGGATAGCATTTATTGCAGGAGAAAAACAAAAACCAGCAAATGCTATTAGAAATTATTTTTATAGGGTAGAGTTTCCGGATAATTACACTACAGACGAATTGTATATTACTAAATTCGAAAGAGATATTGAAACTCCAAATGAAGGACCTTCTTTGACTTATAGATTTATTAATGCCTTTCCGATTAATATCAATACTATGCCTGTATCTTATGACTCTTCGCAATTATTAAAATGCACAGTCTCTTTTACTTTTTCAAGATACTTAATTGAAAAAACTACGGGGGGCACTACAACATCAGAACCTACTGGACAATCACCAGCACCAGGAGTTCCAAATTCAAACTTCCCAGCAACTTTTACAGGAAATCCAGAATTTGCTGGACCTGCTGCTGGTATTCCAGATTTCTCAGGTTCTCCTCTTGCCCCACAAAGTACTGCTCCTGGAGTTCCTTCTACAATACTAGGAGGAGTAACTGGATCGGGTACAGGTTCTAGTGCTGGGGCTGCGGATTTACCAAAAGTATCAAATCAAGCATCCCCAACACAACCTGTGGTTAATAAAAATGCAGGAAGTAGTGCTATTATTAGTCCACCTTCCGATCCTGGAACAGGTTCTGTTCCTAATAATAATACTAACAGTACCAATAGTGCCAACAGTACTAACAGTACCAACAGTACTAATCGACTATTTTAAATAATTCTTTGGGTAATAAATATACCAGATAGTATTACTTGAATTTTAAAATGGTATTACCGAAGATTGCTACGCCAACATATGAACTTGAATTGCCATCAACTGGACAAACAATCAAATATCGTCCTTTTTTGGTAAAAGAAGAAAAACTTTTGGTTCTAGCATTAGAATCAGAAGATACTAAACAGATTACTACCGCGATTAAAACAGTTATTAAAAACTGCATTGAAACCAAAAATATAAAGGTTGAAACACTTCCCACATTTGATATTGAATATCTGTTCTTGAACATTCGTGGAAAATCTGTTGGCGAAGAAATTGAAGTCAACATTATTTGTCCTGATGACGAAGAAACTATGGTACCTGTGAAAATTAATGTCGATGATGTTCAGGTTCAAAAGAATCCCGAACATAATAAACAAATCAGGGTTGATGATTCTATTATGATGGAAATGAAGTATCCATCACTTGATCAATTTATCAAAAATAATTTTGATTTCTCTCGGGAAAATACAATGGATCAATCATTTGATTTGATTGCTTCTTGTATTGATAAGATCTATACCGAGGATGAAGTTTGGGCTTCTGGTGATGTATCTAAAAAAGAACTGTTAGAGTTCCTGGAGCAAATGAACTCATTCCAGTTTAAGCAAATTGAACAATTTTTCGAAACTATGCCTAAACTTTCCCATACCATTCAAGTTAAAAATCCAAAAACTGATGTTGAAAGTGAAGTAGTGTTGGAGGGATTATCCAGTTTTTTCGCGTAAGCATGTCTCATATGGACTTGGAGAATTACTTCAAGTTAAACTTTGCTTTGATTCAATATCATAAATGGAGTCTTACTGAAATTGAAAACATGATGCCGTGGGAAAGAGACATTTATACTATTCTACTAAAACAACATCTGGAAGAAGAAGAGCAAAAAGCGAGACAGCAATCGAATAGTTTTAATAGTATGAGTTTCTAAAATAAATACTCAATAAAAAGTTTCCTCATGAATCCAAACGCACCAATAACTGAAAGTATAAATGAAAGAATACTTAAGTTACTTGGACTTGAGGAAACTTTTGATATTGATTATAGAACTTATATTCAACTTTTAAGAGAAAGATTAATTAGAGTCACTGCTGGTGGGGAAAAACTTTCTAACGAAGACTTTACTTTACTCAAAGATGAATTAAAAAGAGTTAAGTTAAAGGAAAAAGAAAAAACTGTTAGGATTAAACCAGAAAAATTACTAAACAAAAAATCCGTTGTTCCTACAGCAAAAATATCAACACGGAAATTGTTACCCCCCAGCAATGGAGCATTAATTAAAAAAGCAGATATTAAAGAAGAAACAAGAGAACAAAAGAAGCAAGGTGGAATCTTAGTTAAAAGTGATGAAAAAGTAGGATCAATTTTAGAAACTTTAATATCATTAAACAAGTTACAAAATAAAAATGCTCAAACTGATCGCAAAGAAAGAGAAAATAAAAAAAGGGAAGAAAAAGAAAGTCGTTTAGAGAAGGGAAGAAAATTAATTTCAGGTGCCGTACAAAAAATGTTGGCACCTTTCCAGAATATATTAGAACGAATCTTGAATTTTGTATATTTTACATTACTAGGAAGAGCATTTACCATGCTCATGAATTGGATTGCTGATCCTAAAAATAAGAAAAAAATAGAAGTTCTTGGAAGATTTTTAAAGGATTGGTGGCCTGCTTTACTTGCTGCTTTTGCTCTATTCATGACTCCTTTTGGAGGATTTGTAAGAGGAATTGTAAGTATAGTTGCCGGTTTTTCTGGAAGACTCATTAAACTTATACCACAGCTACTCAATATTATTAAAGGTCTTGGGACAAAAGCAGCACCTATCTTATCGAATCCTTTGGTATGGTTCCCTGCTGCTGTTGCTGCTGGTGGAATTGCCGCAAATGAAGTCACAGGACAAAGAAAAGCAGCATCAGTTCAAGCAGAAAATAAAGCAAGAGCACAGACTGGAAGAGGTCTAGGCGTTCAGGGAACTGATACGATGAGGGATAAAGTCCCATCTGTAGGAAATATGGGAGCAACAACCCCTTATGGATTATTACAGGGTGCTAATAGGGGTGCTGTTGTACAACCTGGATTTGGTTATGGCGGAATTGATAAAAACACAGGCACTTCTATAACAGGTGCTGGACCAGATACACAGTTAATTGCAGCACGACCTGGAGAAGTTGTATTAACACCCGAAGATCAAAAAGTCATTTATAAGAAAACTGGTTTTGATGTTGGAAGTTATGTGAAAAATAGAACTCCAAGTTTTATTAAAACCAGCAACGTAAAGATATCTGGAAAAACACCTCTTATGAATATTGGGGGTATTGTTGGATTTAACAAAGGTGGAATTGTAGGAGGAGCTCCTACTATTAATGTTCCAGACTATCATTCTCTCCTAGCGATTTCTGCCTTAGAAGCAGATAATCCTCAAGGTAGAAGTGATGTTGCCCAATCGATTTATAATCGATTGTTTGCATCAAGAAATTATAATGTAAACTTTAATCAAGATCAAAATACAATTAAGAACATTATCACTGCGAAAGATCAGTTTGAACCAACATTTAAAAATAGAGGAGATTGGTTAGCAATCAAAGATCTCCAAAGTGCTGCATCTGCAATTATGAATTCTCCCAAAGGAATTAAGAATAAGTGGACAATGAAAGAAGCAATAGCACAACTAAGAGAAACTGAAGCAGCACTTAAAAATACCATGCTTCAATCCCAATCACAAAAGCACGTTGGAGGAAGAGCATATTTCCTTGGGTCTTCTCAACAAAAGAATATGAAATCTGGTGATGTGTTACGGGGAGAAAATGATAATTTCTTCTCTCCATGGTATCTTGAAGGAACACAATACGATAAAGAAAGGAGAAATGTTGCTGCTCCTATACCAAATATGTTCCTTCCAAAGACAACTACCCAGTCAAGTCAAAAGAAATCAACAAAACAACCAAACTTACTCCAGAGAATTTCATCTGGAATTACGAATTTCTTTTCTTCACCTAAAAAAACAAAATCTAAAATGCAAGGTGGAGGATTCGTAAATCTTGGTCTTGGAATGATTAAAGAAAATACTGGATTGAAGTCACCTTCTTATAATGGTTCTGCAGATAGAAGACAAATAGTAAATCAATCATTAGCAATTCAACCAGGAGAGTTTGATTTAAGACTTATTATTCCTAGAGATGCTGTTGATAATGGTGCGGTTCCACTAATTAAAAATACAATTAACCACATTATAGCAGATAAGGATAGTAATTCTAGTTCAGCAAAACTTGGACTTGGAAATAAAAAGATAAATGTCCCGCAGATAACTCCATATTCTGCCGATAGTGTTGCATCAATGATTACACTACCTCCTATCAAACAATCTTCAGGAGGTATGCAAGTCCCATCCTCTCCTACAGGAGTTCCAGTATTTTCTGCAATTCCAGGTGATTCATCTGCACTCGCAACAAGAAAGTCTTATGCTGATATGTACGGTCTTGTAGGATAAAAAAATGGCAATTAATTCCCAAAAGTTTCTTCCTAGTTCTAGTTCTTCTGCTATTGTAAAGGGTATAATAAAAACGTCTGCAATTTCAAGAAGTCTTGAGGAATCTTCATCTACACTCACAAAGACAAAGGACACAAAGGAAAAAGATACATCCCTAAGCGTTTATAAAAAAACCGTAAAGATTGATAAACTATTAAAAAATAATTTAAAGTTAGAATCAAAAGAAGGAGAACAGAAAAAACAGGAAACCGAATCAAAGAAAAAAGAGAAAAAAGAAAAAGAATTAGAAACACCTAAAAAATTTAAGGGATTTGAAATACTCAAAAATTCTCTCCCTAAAACAGGAATATTAGATTCGGTCAAAAGATTTATAATCTTCACTTTTGCTGGGTGGTTGTTTACTAGATTATTCCAATTTCTCCCAAAACTACTTGATATTGTAAAATTAATTACTCCTGTTTATTCCTGGTTTGAAAAAGGAATTGGAATGCTATTGGAAGGATTTGTATCCTTTATTGATTTTGGTTATAAGGCATATGATGGAGTACGAGACCTAACAAAACAAATAGGCGGAGAAAACTTCCAAAAAGTTTTTGATGATTTTTCATCTAACTTAAATAAGTTCCTTAACCTTGCTATCACTGCAGCAATGATATCTGCTGCTAGTGGTGGATTTGGTGGTAGAGGAGGAAAAACTGCGGCAGGTCCAAGAGTTACTCCAAGAGGAAAACCTAGAGTTACAACTTCTGGGGGAAGACCTGCAGGAAGACCAGGGTTAAGAAGTCCAATAAGACAAAAACCTACAGTTACAACTTCTGGGGGAAGACCTGCAGGTAAATTCCAATTACCAAAAGGTGCTGGAGCATTAACAAAAGGTGCTCGTGGTATCATTGGTGTTGGTACTATTTTAGACCTTGGAATAAGAATTGCTTCAGGACAACCAGTATCTAAGGCAGTTGTCGGTGCAGCAGGTGGAGCGATTGGTGCAGGAATTGGTACTTGGCTAGGTGGAGCAATTGGTGGAGTAGCAGGTTCTGTAGTACCAGTTATTGGAAATCTTCTTTTAGGTGGCGCTGGAGCAACTATTGGTGGTATTCTTGGCGGAATGCTTGGTGGGGGAATTGCAGATTCTCTTTATGATGCAGTTACTGGTTATGGAAAGAAAAATGATATCCAAAAGAAAGCAACTGGTGGATTAGTACAAAGGAAAACAAGAAAACCACCCACTCCACAAAGAAGAAGAACCAAAGTACAATCCCCTATTAGAAAAATATCTAAAACAAAAATACAACCAGGTAAAGATGTTGGTGGTAAGAAAAAGATAGAAAAATTATATCCAAATCCGGAAAATAAACTTTTTGGTATTATTCCAATGCCAGGTGAATTTAGTTGGTTAGACTTTATTTTTGGCGGAAAGAAGACTGACGCACAAAAAAATGTAAAAAAAGGTAATATACCAAACGCATTTAAAGCACTTGTTGATACTGGAGAAACATTAGGTAAGTCTGGCGATTGGATTGGAGCATTAATGAAAGCAGGTATTCAAGTTGCACTTGGAGAAGTACCTGATGTTAAAGGTATTGCATCTGCTATTTCACAAGTCATCAATGCTGCTAAGTCTCCTGCAATGCAGGGCATTGAAGCAATCCGAAAAGAAATACAAGGGTTTGCTAATGGTGGATTAGTTTCTGCGAATTCATTGTCCTCTGAGACTAATACTTTACTCTTGGAAAGAGCGTTAGAAGGTACGATTAAAAAGAGAGTTGATGATGCTTTGAATTCTGTAAGAAAAGAAGTTAGGAAAAGAGGTCCCGTTGGTCGTGATGAGATGCTTGAAAAAAATAGACTTAAAGGTGCAGGACCAGGTGCAACTGCAGGTGGAGGAGGTCCTTCTCCGCGCGGAGAATTAGACATTTCAGATATCACTGCAGATACTCCAGAAGAAAGAGCATTCATTGCTACTATTAGGCAACTGGAGGGCACTGCAAGGAAAGAAGGGTATAATACTTTCTTTGGTGGTTCTCAATATGGAGGTGATTTATCCAAAAAAACTGTTTCTGAAGTTAAAGTATTACAAGAAAAATTTCTTGCTGAAGGTAAAGGTAAATTTAGTGGAGGAAAATCAGCTGCGGTTGGAGCAGGGCAATTCTTATATCCAGAAGAAATAGTTAGAGCAATGGGATTAGATCCAGATAAAGAAAAGTTTACTCCCGAATTGCAAAATAAAATGATCCTTTATCTTGCTAAAAAGAAGAGGGGTATAGATGTTACTAAACCTTTAACTGAGAGTGACATGGCAGTTCTTGGGAAAGAATGGGCAAGTTTAACTCCTTATCATGGTCAAACTGGAAGAACAGGAAAAGAATCGTTGAATGTTTATAATAAATTTTTACAAAATGCTAGGCAAAATACTAAAGAATTAAAAACAAAAGTTCAAGGTGGTTCAAAACCATCTGGATTTATGACTAGTGAATATGGTATGAGATTACATCCAGTTACTGGTGGGTATAAGATGCACCAAGGAATGGATTTTGCTGGAGGTGATTTTTCCGCAGGAAAACCAATATCAATAATTAAACCAGGACAAGTTGTAGATATAAACACCGATGGATCAGGTGGTGGTTATGGAAATTTCGTTGTGGTAAAACATGATGATGGCACTTATTCATTTTACGCACACTTGAATGAAGTTAAAGTTAAGAAGGGCGATAAACTTTCAATGGAAAGTGGAAAATATGCTCCAGTAATAGGAACTGTAGGTTCAACTGGAGTAGGAACAGGAGCTCATCTTCATGTTGAAATTGGAACAGGATGGAACGGTGGAGTACTTACTGGTAGAAGAGATCCAAAAGATGTTGTAGACCAATACTTAAGAGGTGGTGGAAATGTTAAGGTTGAAGAAACTAAAGTAATTGATGAGAAGAAACAAAAAGAGGCTTTTGTTGCAAAACAGAAAGGATTAAACCTTGGTTATTATTATAAAAATGGAAAGTATTATCAAAAAGGTGGAGGTTTATTTGGAACTGATAAAGAAATAGAAGTTACAGATACTAAAAATACTTGGTTAAGAACCTTAATCCCACCAACTACTCAACCTACTACAAAACCTGCCACAAAACCAACAACAGCTCTAAAACCACAAGTCGCCGGTGGTGGAATGAGTGGAGGAAGAGGTAGTGGTTCTTCTCCCGGTGGAATGCAGGGTGGAGGATTTATATCTCCATCAAAATCTAATGTTCCAAATGTATCATCAAGAGCATACTATGAAAATCCAACAGGAAGTTCAATGCTAGCAATTTTACCAATCGAAACGATACAACAAGTTCATGTTCCTATGGGAGGCGGTACAATATTTGATAGTTTCCCAATCGCAGGATTAAATAATAGTAATAGTTCTTACGGGTTAATGAGAGGATAATCAATGACTAATGTAGCTGCAGGTGCAGGAGAAGGTCAAATCAAAGAATTGATATTTTATTCAAATTATGACAAAAAAGAACTTGAAGTCTCTGATTCTACTATAGAATTAAATTACTATGAAAGTATATTGGATCCATCAGTAAGAGCCCAATTAACTCTTGTTGATAGTGGTTATAGAAGAGACACTGAAGATGGAACTGCTACCTTCGAAAAAGATGATTTGAACATGACTTCAGGTGAAAAAGTCCATATGAAAATTGTAGATGGATATGGGACAGAATTACAATTCATAAATGATAAACAGTTAAGAATTAATGGAGATCCGAGTGCGTCAAGTGAATCAGTGAATAAAGTTGTTTATAGTGTGAACATGTATTCAAAAGAATCCATTGATAATATGAATGCTGATAACTGGGCATATGGTCGATATGGAGGTAAGATTCCAGACTCTTTTACAAAAATCCTTACGGGTTCTCTAAAAACACCCAAAAAGATTTTCGTTGATCCTGGTTTAAATTCTTATAATTTCTTAGGTCACGCAGAAAAACCTTTTTATCTTGGATGTTTTCTTGCTAAAAAATGTGTACCCGATCTTCCAGATGCTCGCGGAAAACTTGCAGGATATCTATTCTACGAAACTTATGATGGATATAATTTTAGATCCATTGATATGCTCTTCATGCAGAAACCAAAGAGGAAGTTAATTTATAACCAACTGATTGGAGAAATTCCCGAAGGATATGATGGAAAAATTCTTGATTATTCTTTTGTTGGTGCAGTAAATCTTGATAATGCTATAAAGACTGGTGCGATGACTACAGTTAGGAAGCAAGAATTTAATAGAATGAAAAATGTTTATAATGAAAATAGCAAGTCTTCCGATCTTCAATACAAAGGAGAAAATAATGGAGGATTGGAAAAAGACCTATTGGCAAAAGATATTGGTATACAGGAGAAAGTTACAAGGCATATGAATGCTAAAATGGCAGATGATGGCGTTTTGCCTGGGGGACCAGTTCTTGCGAGTCAAATTCCACTCTCGCAGAAACCAAACTTTGATCTAGATGAAATTGTTAGACAGTCTGCGATGAGATACAATCAGTTATATTCTCACAAATTATCAATTGCAATCACCGGCGATTTTAGATTAAGAGCGGGTGATTTGATTTACTGCGATTTTCCTGAAGTCTCAGGTAAAACCAACAGAGTTGTAAGTCAGAAGGTTGGTGGTATATATATGATAGCAGATGTGTGTCACCGTATAACAAAAAATAATTGTTATACGAGACTCAATTTGGTAAGAGACTCAATTTACAGAAAACCATTTAAGTAAAATGGAAAGATCAATTCAACAACACATTAATGATGATAAGAATGAATTAGACAATCCTAATACAAGTGGTCAGAGACGCCGCCACTTGGAAGGTGAACTTGATTCCTTAGAGAAGTATCAGTCAAAGCATCCTGATAGTGACCATGACCCAACTCCGTTGGAACTCTACTGTGATGAAAACCCAAATGCACTCGAATGTAGGATTTATGAGGACTAATTCTTGATGGATAATAGTTATTTTAATGAGGAATCGGCACATTCCAATATAATGTACTGGTGGCATGGAGTCATCGTAGACGATAAGTACTGGGCAGGGTGTGGTGAAGATGATATTTCCAATGAACACTCGAAAATACATTTTGCTGATAACTTAAGTTCTTCCCCCAAAAAAGGATGGGGTAAGAGATACAAAGTTGCTGTAGTAGGACGACATTATGCCATTAAAAATAGTCCAGCAGAAGCAGATCTTCTGGAGATGGCGGAAGTTGTTTATCCAGTCACTGCAGGATCTGGTCTTGGTGGGTCAAAGCAAACTGCAGCACTAAGACAAGGTGCTCATGTAATTGGTTTTTATGCTGACGGAAAAGAGGGTAGAGAACCTGTTATCTTAGGAACTTTTGGGGTTAATGAGCAAAATGAACCTTCTATATTCAAAGGGGATCCAAATAATTTTTATCAATTAAGAACCGCAAACAAGGGACAATGTGGAGAAAAATTAAAACCCGTCTTTGAAAAAGATCAAAATTTAGAAAAAGATAAGAAACCCATAGAATCTATTGCAAGTCCCTTACAAGCATCACAAGCACATAAAACCAAAGTAGAAGATGGCAATGTAAAAGAACCAATATATAAACCAACCAGATGTGAAGGTCCTGCTGATATTATCAGCAATATAAAATTACTATTGAACAAATTATCTTATTACATCAATCTAGCAAAAAGAGGTGCTTCTGACCTTGTATCAAGTATTGATGGGATAATCAAATCAGTAACAAGGGCAATAGCAGGTCTTACAAATACTCTTTTGGACCGCGCAAAGGGATTTCTTATTAATTTAATTAATAAGGGAATTTCTGGTGTGATGAATTTGCTTCCACCATTTTTAAGACCTGGTTTTAATTTGGATGTTCAGGGAGCACTTACTGGATTAGGATGTGCTTTTAATAAGATTAAAGATAAAGTTCTTGGTATTGTACAAAATCTTGCTAAGCAGTTTATTGATAGTTACGTAACCGCTCCATTATGTGCTGCTACTTCATTTGTTGGTGCTTTACTTGGAAACGTACTTGGTGAGATTAATAGTGCTACCGATACTGCGGTTAATGCGATTAATAAAATCTTAAATATTGGGTCTGGATTTGCTGATAATGTTCTCAATGTTCTTGATTTTGTATTGAATCTTCTTGGATTCTTTCAGTGCGATACTGATGAGAAAAAATGTCCAGATACTACACAGTGGAGTTTTTGGAATGGTCCTAGAGATGTTGAAGCAAAAGTTGAAGAGGCTGTAAGTAGAAAGGTTCGAAATATTATTAGTGAAGTAGAGACTGTTCTTCCTGGTAGTGAGGCAGGTGCTGCTTCAAATCCATGTAATTCTAGACAAGTTCCATGTGGTCCTCCTCAGGTACAAATTACTGGAGGTGGTGGAGATGGTGCCCAGGCAAATGCGGTGGTAGGTGTAACTGGAGCAATTCTTGGACTTGATTTTTCTGCTTTTGGTTCTGGATACACATATGAACCTCAAATTAGAATCATTGATACCTGCGGAACTGGTGGCGGCGCAGTGTTCCAACCCATCATGGAACCAACAGGAACCTTCAATCAATTCAATGAAGAGATATTAAATCTTGTTGGTGCTATTCCTGTTGATTCTGGAACTCAATATTTACCTGCACCAAATGGAACTGCTGGTGGTGCTGGATTTATTTTCGCTCAACCAAATGAAACGATTTTATTTAAAACTGGAACGACTCAGACGATTAATGGAAAAGAAGTTCCTGGTACAGGATATGAAGTCTATCCATGTGGAACAACTTTCAATGTTGTCTCTGGCGACGAAGTTTACTTGCCCCAAGGAACTACAGCAGAACTTTATGGTCAGGCAGGAGGTGTAAGACAAACATTAAGAGGTCTTGGTCTCTTTACAAAAGTTGATATTCAAGCAACAGGAACAATTACGGCACCATGTAACCCATCAAATGTTCCTACTGTTCCACCGATATCTTTGCCGATTTCTACTGGAGAAACTACAATAGGAGTTACAACTACTACACCTTCACTTGGAAATCCAACATCATCAACAGGACAACCACAAACAATCCCAGGTGCAACATTTACACCAGGAACTATTCTACCTTCAACTGGAGCCACTGGATCTGGTTTAGGTCCTGTTCAAACTACACTAACTAGAAATCCAAGTGTTCCTGTTGTTGCAACCATCGACCAAGTTGTTGTTACTAATCCCGGATTTGGATTTAGACCAACGGATCCTATTTTAATTGATGGAAATAGAGGTGCTGAAGTAGACTTTACTGTGAATGAAAGAGGTGAAGTTACTGGAGTTAATGTAATCAATGGTGGTCTTGGATTTGATAGAGTTCCTTTCATTAGCATAAAATCCCAGACAGGATTTAACTTTGAAGCAGTACCGATATTCAAGTTCACTGCTGCTTCTGATATTGACCTAAATAACATCACCATACCAACTGGTTCAAGAATTATTAGTGTTGTAGATTGTGTAGGTAAGTATAATGAGCAGCGGACCTAAGGAAACGTTTGAAGCATTAGAATATGGAAATCGCTGGGGTAAAGTTTACTTTGGTGGATTAAATCTTTCGGGACAAGGTGGACTTGAATCTGATGTATTATCTGGAATTGGATTGCAAGCATCTAATTCCTTACATTATATTCAAATGGAAAATGATGGTCCAAGAAAAGGTTGGACTCTTCAAAGAAATCCTGGAGTATGGGAAGTTAAGTGTGGGGATAGTGTAAAGGAAGGAGAAATTGGTGGATATATCCAAGTTGAAAATGGAGACTTGGTTTTAAAAGCACCTAATGGTAGAATACGTCTTCAGGCAGTTGATATTGACCTGAGAGCGGATGGATATAATCAAAAGACGGGTGTTATTAATATTGATGCAAACGCTGAAGTTAACATTAGAACTGATAAATTTAAGGTTACTTCCGAAAATGGAATTAGTCTATTCAGTCCTCAGGCAATAGATATTGTTACTAATACTGCTATGAACTTAGCAGGAAATTTCGTTGGCGGTTTTACCTCAGCAGCAGCACAACTTGGAGCAAAGGCACTCCCAGTAACTTCTCAGGTATTCAGTACAGTAAATCGATTCGTATAAAACTATGTCTTTTCAATTTGATACTCTTCATATTTCTCATCAATTAACTACTGGTATTGGTTATCCTGAGTGCTTAGGATTTGATAGAAAAATAATCAGAGGGTCTGTTTATTTGGATGGACCAACTATTACTGGAGATGAGACTACTTTTAAAACGGTAGAAGGATCAGTGATGATTGGTCCTTGTAATAATACAGATTCTCCTCTACCAAAAGTATGTGATGATACAACATTAAATGGAGGATTCACAGTAGATCCCTGTAATCAGGAAGCAGTAGGAAATCCAAAAGGTGCTGCTCTCGGTGATCCTTATTCCCTTGTAGTGAGATCGGGACCTCATCTCACTAGAGATCCTAGCACAGCTTGTTCTGTTGATGGCGCCGGCCCTGGACCAACTGTAGTAACTAAATCAGATTCCGCTGCACTATTCATTGGTGATGTTGATATTACCGGATATACAAGGATTGGTAATCAATTAGCAGTAGGTAATAAAGCTTCGTTTGGTGACGATGTTATCATAAGCGGTCAGGTATTTACTGGATCGAATGTTAAACCTAAAGGCAATGTAGACGCACAAGGTGAGGTTTGGTCTAATTGCAGAAGACATAGATTAAGTGCGAAAAAGAATTTTGATATTCCTCACCCAACAAAAGAAGGATGGAGACTAACGCACGCATGTGTAGAAGGACCAGAAGCAGCAGTCTATGTGAGAGGAAGAGTTAAGAATCAGACAGAGATTCATCTTCCTGAATACTGGACTAAGTTGGTAGATCCAGATACAATTACAGTATCTCTAACACCAATAGGTTCTCATCAAGATGTAATCATCAAAAGAATTGGAGATAATAAGATATATCTACAATCTAAAGGTGGTATGCCGATAGATTGTTTCTATCATATCTTCGGAGAAAGAAATGACACTGAAAAACTAATTCCAGAATATCAAGGAACTATTGAAGATTATCCTGGAGATAATACTCAAAGATCCATTGCTGGATATGATTACGATACAAAGGAGTGAATAGATGACTAAAGCACAGATTTATACTGAATTAGATGACCCACAAGATATTAATAACTTTGAAACTGTAAATCTTACAGTTTCTGGTGATGTTGGGATAGGAATTACAACCCCAACATCAAAACTTCATGTTGTTGGTAATACTATTATCACTGGAATATCAACAGTTGGATTAGGAACAACATCAACTCCACCATCAAACTCTCAATTCTCGTTTGAACTTACAAGTAATACAAACTTGAGAATTAAAGTTCGTGGCACCGATGGAGTGTTAAGATCTGCTAATATCACCCTCTCTTGACGGGGACCCCAAAAGACCCTATAATACGAGGGTAATCAGGAAACCCCCAATGCAAGACGAATTCCTTTCACGGTGCGTGGTTGAC